GTCGTCGGTTCGAGTCCGGCCGCGAGTATTCTTTTTTTGTCTTCTGGATGTAAAAGGAGTACATACACTCGGGGAACCATTTTTGTAAAAAAAATATATATTTTATTAATAAATGAAACAATTTGTAATTTTCGCATTACTAGTTCTAGTATTATTAATAGTAAAAGAAAGATATAAAGAAGGAATTATGTTTATTAAACATGATTATTCTAAAATAGATCATATGCATGACGAAGCTTATTCTCAGCAAGGACATGGACATGACGATAATTATTCTCCGGTTGGACACGCACATGATGATTTTTATTCATTAACTGGGCACATCCATGATGATTCTTATGCTCAAATTAGTCATGAACATAATTATTCTACTCCTGATCATGCACATGACCCTATGCCATATGAACATACTCATCCTTATTCATTATCTGACCACGCGCATAACTATTCGGAACCCGGTCATATACACGATCACAATCATGACAACAATTATTCTACTATAACGCATGAACATAGTGGTTTAAATGAAAAAATCAATGAAATAAATTCTAGATTATCGGCATTAGAAAACGCGGCACCTATAATAAATGAAGCCCCTGTAGTAGTTACGACGCCTGAAGTAGTAGCGCGAGTAGCAGAAACTCTAAAACGTAGAAGTCGTAGATAAATTATTATAACGAATTCGCATTCCTATTTACGAGTAAACCATAAAATTATCCAAGCAACTAATCCTATAATAAGAGGATTTTGATTTTTTAAAAATAATAAGCAGGTAACACCGTGCCTAATCCACCAAGTATACCTTCAAATATTTCTGCTTCACTCAATAGCATTTATTAAAATATTTTATATTTATAATATAAAAGAACAACATGGGCGGCGGTTCGTCTAAAGTGTCTCAACTGAATAAACAAATAACAAATATATCTACATCTGCCATGATAAATAATACTACAAAATGTCCACTAATTATAAATCAATCACAAGAAATTATAGCTACTGGAAAGGCAAAAATAACAAGTGTTTCACTGGACCAAAGTGCAAAAATAAATCTGAGTTGTTTTGCGAAACAAGATGTAAATTTAAAGTTACAAAATGAAATAAAAGATAAAATAAAAAATTTGATAAAAAATGATGTAACCGCTCAGCAATTTGGATATTCAAAATCAGCAACTGATATAAAAAATATAGTTGAAACTAATGTAGAAGATCATTATTCACAAACTAATATAGCTGACATGACCGCTAGTTTAGTACAAAAACAAGTAATACAAGCCCATGACGAATCCCAAATTAGTAACGTTAAAATGAGTCAATACGCATCAATAGTTGGTAAGTTAGTATCGGATTTTACAACCGATATATCAAGAGAGATAAGAAAAGATACTGATGTTAGTAATAAAGCATTAGCAAAAACAACTAGTTTAATGGATTCTACTATGACAGGAGTAAATAATATATTAGGTACTATGTTTACATGGTCAACAGGGACGGTGATTATGGGTTTGGGATGTTGTTTATGTTGCGTAGCAATGTCATATTTTTCATATAAATTTACTCAAAGTGGGAGTGGTATAATGAAACAAATAGGAGCCGGATTAATTCCTAAATCTAAATATGGAAGAATATTTTTGGTATTAGGTGGTGTAGTATTGTTACCATTAATGTTCGTTGGATATGCTTATTTCATGGGTAAAGGAATTAGAGAAGAAAGAAGACAACAGTACATAAAGGATCATGGTGTAGATCCAAATAACGATGAACAGGATGGATTACATTATAAAGAACGATTACAAAAAAGATCACTGGTAGATTTAAAAGAAGATAATATAGAACATTTAGAATATAGAAATCGTACTAGAAAAAGTGGAATAACAAATGGACCAATTCCATCAGCATTACCTTTTTCGTCAAGACGTAGAGGTTATTCACCTGAAAATAAAACCGTTTCTTTTTAGAAATGGAATTACCTAAAGAATTAGAATATAAAATATTTGAATATTCTTCAGAAATAAATAAATTAGTAATATTATCTAAAAGTCATAATAAAAATTTAATAAAAGATGAGAGATATATTCATTATAAAGTTAGATATTATTATAATATGATTAAACTTAGAGTAACATCTATGTTTAATAAATTATCTACTTGGTGGACGTCGGATCATATATAATTGACTGTCTGTTATTCTAGGTATAAAAGTATTTTTATTTGGATTGAATTTGACGATTTTATTATTACGTTTAATTAATGCTTTTTGTTTAGTTTTATTTTCATATCGTAACCAACTAATTTTAATAATACGTTCACCATCTTGCATAACATCAAATCCATTTTTTCTAAGTTTGGTTAAACAGTATCTAACACATGGTTTAATTTTAAATTTGGGTAATCCAGCTACAAATAATGGAATTTCATAAATACAAAAATTTTCAGAAGTAGTTGTAGCGCAATGTCTAATTCTATTATGACATAATTTTAAAATTTCACTATATACTTTATTTTTTCTATGATTGTTTTTTCTTCTAGTTTTCATTAGCTCATCCAAATCCATTTGAGGGGCGCCATTATGATCTTCCATATTAATACTTTATTTAATATTATTAATATAATACTTTTAATGTATGAAACACTTGTATTAAGTTCAGGTGGTATAAGAGGATTGGCTTTATTAGGTGCGCTCTCTAAATTAAATAATAAAGGATACTTAAATAAAATAAATCACTATATTGCTTGTTCAACTGGATCGTTAATTTCATTTTTATATATTATAGGTTATACATTTGATAATATAATTCAATTGTATTTAAAATTAGATATATGGAAAATATTCAATATAACTTTAGATTCAATATTAAATATAACAACAACTTTAGGTATAATTGATTCAACACTTAAATTTAAAAATATATTGAATATATTATTATTAAATAGTAAATTTAAGCATATAAAATTGTCAGAATTAACGTTTATTAAATTATATAATTTAACCAAAAAAAAATTAACTATTTGTATAACGGATTTAAATAAGTTTGAATGTTCATATTTAAATTATGAAAATGTACCTAATATGTTAGTAGAAGAAAGTATTAGAATGTCATGTGCGATTCCATTCATATTTCAACCTATTAATAACTGTATTGACGGTGCTGTATGTGAACCGTATCCAATTAATCAAACCGATGATATTATAAAAACAATAGGTATAAGAGTTCGGGATATTACACATAATAATAATAAAAAACATAAACTAATTCAACATATTTTTAATATTGTAAGATCAATTGAAAATAATAATAATAATAATAATATGACAGAAGATATTAAAGATCATACAATAACAATACTATGTTCTAGGAATAATAAAGATAAAAATGCAATATTAGAAAGTGGATTATTAGAAGGAGAAAAATTTATAGAAAAATATAAAAAAATCAAACCAATATTTCATAAATTTACAAAAAAAAATTTAAATAAACTTAAAGATAATTTAATATATAATAAAGTAAGAATGTCATCTACTACATATGCGATTTCACAAGCAAATAAAGTGGCCAAATTAGCGGCATATGATGCAGTAGAATCACTTAAAAAGATTGAATGGTTATTAACTACGCAAGGACTAAATATTAAAAAATTAGAACAAATTGTAAATAAATTTAAAAAAGACCGAACTAAAAAATTAGAAGCTGTTATTAATTTTGAAGAAATGAGAAGATAAATAATTTAACCAATGGAAAAATGAGAAGAAGACGCTTTAAATTTAACAGTACGTAATGGATTTTCATGCGTTATTTTAATAATATTATTACAATAATTAAAAATTATATTCCATCTAAATATTTGACAAAGTAACATTAAAAAAGGATCTGCTGAACTTGTTAAATAACCATTACGAAAAGTTTCTTCTTTATAATTTTTTATATGTTCAAAATTTTCTTTTTGAAGTTGTTCTGTTAATTTATTATTTTGCCAATATACATTAGAAGTGGCTATATTTAATATCTTTAATTTTTTTATTATTTCAATTGTATTTCTTTTACAATTTAAAAATCTCATTTCATCAACATTAAAACTTGCGGTTATAGAATCAAAAAAGCAGCTCATTTTTATTAACAACTGAAATAAATTATATAATAAATAAATGAGAATCCGTTTATTACTTCTGTTATTAATTCCGAATTAGTTGTATGGCTATATATTCCAAATATTACACACATTTAGATATACTAAAAATATATTTATATAATAAAGGAAAATGGGATTCATACAAAAAAATAAAGTTTATATTGCAGCTGTTATTGTAATAGTAGGAATAGTCATATATTTTACAGTGTTTAGAAATACATCTTCGCAGCATAAGTCGCATGATTTTCAGGACCCAGACGCGTTTGGCAGCTCGTGCCAGGGTATGGCCAACAAGTACGGGGTGATTAGCAACGTTACATTTGGATGGGCGCCGACATGGGCGCAGGACTGGTGGCAGCGCAAGAACAAGTACAAGGACCGGATAGCGAAGGATGCTTCGGACAAACCCTGCTACCACATCATCGACAGCGACAACCCGACGCCAGAAGCCTTCGGAAGCACGTGCCAGGGAGCGTCCAACCGGTACATGGCCCATCCCGGATACGGCCGATCGATGCCAAAGTGGGCTAATCAATGGTGGGTCAGTAACAAATGCGCGACCAGCCCTACGCCGCTCGATGACAAGGAAGACCCCTCGATCTTTGGAGAGTCGTGCGACAACATGAGGGGGCGCTACGGTGTGATACCGGGCAAAACGTTCGGGGGGGCGCCGAAATGGGCCCAGGACTGGTGGCAGCGCGCGGGCAAGTATAGTGGTCGGATGGCAACCGACAAGGGTTCGAGCAAGTGCTAGGCACGCCTCAGGCGTCGATGATACGCACACCCGTGTTACAGACCAACACCATGACGGACGACACGAGGAGAAGACCAGGGATTACCTTTCGTTTTTAAATATTTAGAGTTATATTAATATACATTGGTTATATAATCAATCAAAAATAAGCAACAATGTAAAGTAAAACCGAGATATGTAACTGTTGTAATTGTTATCTATTGTCTAATTCTTAGATACACTGGGAATCTGGGAAGACCGCTTTTAGTGGTCTCTTGATATTTATATGTTATAATGGAACCAATCGGCGGTGGAGTTTCACGCTGTTTATCTGTGAACCCAGTACCAACTTTAAATTGTTTTTTGCTTTCAATATCCATGCATAATAATGCACCTAATCGCCCTTTATGTTTTCCTTTACCATCAATATGTTCAATAACAAAAGCTTCTTGATCATAAAATCTTTTAATTTTTAATAAAGTTCTTGATCTTTTTCCAAATTCATATTTAGATCCTGGTTTACGAATCATTAATCCTTCGCCACCTAGTTCAATAATCTGGTTCATAAATTTATCTAAATGTTCTCTATCTATGCAACAAATTTGTGGTAAGGGAACAATATTACCTTGTACTGATTTACAAATTAATTTTATTTTTTCAATACGATATTCAAAATTCATATTAATAAATGGAGCATCAAATATATTATATATAATTTTATTCCATCCTTTATCTTCACCTGATTTTGTTTTTACAATTGAACAAGTATCTTGAAATTTACCTCTACCTAAGCATAATTCTCCATCTAATGCGATACTAGGTAGTTGGTCAATCCACCATTTAGGAGCAATAATTTGTTTATTATTACGAGTTAATAATTCACGACCTGTCCAAATAGCACGAATTCCATCAATTTTTTCAGACATATACCATCCTTTAGGATTAACTTTATCACTATCATATACATGCGCTAACATTGGTTTAAAATATTTTTTTGCATGAGACATTATATAATTCTTAAAATTCATTATTAATTTTATATTAATTAAAAATTTTAAAATAAATTAGTAATTTTGTTAATATAACACAAATATGAATTCATATATTAATAATTCTGATATTCGTAAATGTCTTCAGGATTATTTACCAATTAAAGATTCATTTATTTTAAGTAA